ATTACATAATCATCTCTATCAAAATCACATTGAAATAGTGGATCCTCATTAAACTCTTCACATTCAGTATAAAAAACATCTAAATTGTCATATAAACCTTGATAGTATGAATCAAAATAAAAAATTTCTTCAAGAGGAAAATGTTTTAGGAATACATTGACTGCATTATTGGAGTATGTACAAGAATATCCCTGATAATCATCATAATATTCTTCAAACTTATCCCACGGAAGATTTTTAATTGCTTCCTCGAAAATTTCTTCAATAATCCAAATATGATTATCTTTAAATTTTTGCAATTCTTTTTCAGTCACGTTGCCTCCAATCATCAGGTTTGTCACGTCTAAACCACTCTAACACATCATCAGCAGAATCAAACCCCGTTCTATAATTGGATGGATCGGGGTCTCCTAAGCCCATCCTATTCATAAAATCATCCATACTACCTTCTTGAATATCCTGAGCGGCTTGTCTTCTTGCTTTGTTTAACCAATCTCTAGCTGTAGTGTGTGCTTTGGCAAGTTTATCTGCCCAAATCATATCTTCTAGTTTTACTTCCTCTCCGTTTGCAATTTTTTTACAAATAAACTCAAGTCTGAGTCTGTATTGTGTAGACAACATATCTATATTTGAGGTTTTGATTATTTATTATTTAACACTAATACTAGTTTCTAGTAATATCACTTTCTAATGTGATAGGATATTTTGATTGTATGCGATGTTTTATATTTTTGTATATAAACCCAGGATCTAGTTCAGCGTCTTTTAAAGATGAGTAATTTTCTTTAACAAAAATTTGTGAATTTTTTTCTTCAATTTTTTCTTTTAATACTCTCAACATATAAAGAATTTCTCTATCACATTGATCAGTAATTTTTGATTTTAACCAAGAAACTGCAACTAATCTTTTTCCGGATGTAACCTCTTGAACACAATGAGGTGTTCCGGATTTATATACTATAGCTTCTCCAGCTTTAAGTTTTACTTTTATATGAGATCCAGCTATACCTAAGACAAGTTCTCCACCTTCATATTCATCAGGTTCAGATAAAAATAGGGTAGTGCTATAATGGCCAGATTCCGGTCTATCTATATGTGGTTTATAGTAACCACCCGGGCTTGTTTGACTAATTATTGGATGAGTTGCAGATTGTATAGTAATAAAACTATTTACATGATGAGATTCTAAATATCTGTCTGCAATAATATCTTTAATTTGTTCTACTTTAGGATCAAACCAATTTTCTTTATTTTTTTTAGTACTTTCAGTAATACCTACAGTAGATTTTGTTCCATCATGCCATTGTTCAGAACTATCAATTATTTCTCTTAATCGTTTTAATTCTGCTTTTGAAAATAAAACTACTTTTTTATATTCTAAATTCATATTTTTATACCAATTGACTAAATCCCTTTACTTTATCAAATTTTACAACATTTTCAAATTTATCATGAAGTTCTGATTTATGTGATATAACAAATATATTTGTATCTTTTACAATATATCTAATAATTTTCATAAATTCATCTGTTCCAGATACATCTAATGAACTATCAAATACTTCATCCATAATCAACAAATTAGTATTTGAAGAGTTTTTTATTTTTGCTATTTCTCTCCAAGTAAACAATAAAGCTAAATCAATTCTCATTTTTTCTCCTTCAGAAAAAGAAGAATATGAAAAATCTTCATGAATAGGACTTTTTACATTCTCTTTAAATTCTTCATCTAAGCTGAAGTTGATATAAAAATCCATTAATTGGAGATATTTATTTACTAATTGATTGATGATGGGTAAATATTTTTTAACAATTTTTGTTTTCACCCCACCATCTTTGAGTAAATTGTGAACTAATTCGTAATTTTCAACTTCAACTTTTTTTTCACTTAAATCTCGTAGATTGTTTTTTGATTTTTCTTTTAAAGAATCTAATTTCTCATTTTCAGTACTTCTGTTTGCAAGCTGATCGGTAATTCTGCAAATTTCCGATTCCAAATCTTTGATTTGTCGTTGATTGAGAATAATTCTCGTATTGTTTTGAGAAATTTCATGTGTTAGTTTTACTATTTCCTGAGATAAAGAATTGAATTCGCACTCTCTTTGTTGTTCTAGTTCTATAGCTTTTTCAAGATCTTTATAACCTTTTTTAAGCTCCTTTGTTTTATTTTGAGATTCAGCAATTCTATTTAATCTAAACTCTTCCTCAATAGTTTGGGTACATACCGGACAGGACAAGTTATCCTTAAAAAATTTATTTTCTTTTGCAATAGTTGATACTTTTTGAGAAATTTTACCTTTCAAATTATTAAGTTTAACTAACTTATCTACAGAACCAATAAGAGTTTCTTGTTGTTTTGTATGGTCATTAACGGATTCTTGAACTACAATATTTTTTTTCATGTAGCCATCAATCTCAATATCTAATTTATTGATCTTTTCTTTTTTAAAATTTATATTAGTATTACCACGATTTTCAAGTTCTTCTATAAAATTTTCTTGCATAGAAATTTTTTCCTCAAGATTATTTTTTTCTTGAGTTAAATTCCTAATTTCTTCTTTACAAGATCTAATATTATCTTTTACGATATTGTTCATAGAAGAAAATATTTTTATGTCAAGAAGATCTTCAATAACATCTCTCCTATTAGAAGGATTTAACTGCATAAATGGAACAAAATTTGAAGATCCAAGAATTACAATTTGAGTAAATGATTTATAATTTAGTTTTAAAATATTTTGTTCTAAATGTTTTTGCTGATCAACTGCATTTGATTGTTGATTTAAAAAATCACCATTTTTCCATATTTCAAAAACATTTGGTTTTTGGCCTCTAACTATTTTGTATTCAGAATTGCCCTTAGTAAATTCAACTTCAACTAAGCAATCTTTATCATTAATAGTATTAACTAATTGTGGTTTATTAATTTTACGAAATGGTTTATTAAATAAACTAAAACACAAAGCATCTAAAATGGTTGATTTTCCAGCACCATTAGATCCAATAATCAATGTGTTTTCAGTTTTATTTAACTCAATCTCCGTAAAAAAATTTCCAGAACTAAGAAAATTTTTCCAACGAATTTTTTTAAAAATAATCATTCTTCTATAGGTAATACCAAATCGTTTTTGCCAACAACTGTATATGGATATCCATTAACTTCACACATCTCAATTGTTAATTCGGAATCGACTTCAACAATAGTCAGAATTTCTTCACTATCCATGTGAAGAACATATCTTTCCGCATCATCTTTTTCCAAAAATGAAATTAAGACTGGTCCATTTTTAGTGGATACAGAGTACACTCCTTCGTCTTCAGCACCTTTGGGACAAAGTATATACATTATACCACTTCACAAGCAGTTTTGTAAACATCATGAATTATATTTTTAATCTTAGATTTATTAAAATTAGATTCCATAGCTTCAATATAATTTTCTAGAATTGTAACTGTATCCTCAGATTTTTCTGTTTCATCAAATGTTGAATCAATATCATAATCAAAATTTTCAACAATTTTTAGTTCATGAATTCCAGATTTATAGAGATTATCTAAAAATAAATCAAAGTCTTGTTGATTACTTTTTTTGGTGACAATTAATTTTACAATTTTATTTGAATAATCTTCAAAATTAACTTGATCTAAAGGAGTATCATTATATTCAATTTTTGTAAAAATACTATATGGATTATTAATAGATTTGGTTTTTAATGTTTTAGTATCAAATATATGAAATCCTCTTGCATCATTGTAATCATTCCAATAAATTTCATATGGATTCCCAAGATAATAAATTTTACCATCATTACTTCTAGTGTGATAATGGCCACTAAAAACTTTAGAAAATTTATGAAAGATATTAGGATCCATCCCAGTCTCATGAATATGACCTTTATAGGCCTGGAATCCATTCAATTCTAAATGACCCATAGCAACAGTAGATGTAGATGAGTTTATTTTCCTCATTGAGGATTTATAATTATCACTATTAATCCAAGGAATCATTAAACAATGCAAATTGTCGATAGTAATATCTTCTGGTTCTGAAATTGGTATTACGTTTTTATATTCCGAGAGAAGAGTTTCAATAGAATTTAAACTATTAGTGTTTTTATAAAAAGTTGTATGATTTCCAATAATTGTATAGACAGTTATGCCAAGAGTTTGGAGTTTATCGTAATAATTTTTTTTAGCCCAATTCAAAGACCAAAAATCAATACTTTTTCTATTATCAAAAGTATCACCCATGTCTATGACATATTTAATCTTTTCTTTTTTTAAAACTGGAAAGAAAATATCATTATAAAATTTTTCAAAATAATCATGAAAAATTTTAGATCCTTTTCTAGCACCAAAGTGTTGATCGGTAATTATTGCACATTTCATGAATTTTGAGTCTTAGATAAAATATTATCTTTGATTGTATTATAATCTGAATCATATCCTGTAAGTAATCCTTTGTCAACATCAAAGACAATATCATAACCAGATTTACTTACAATTTTATTTTTAATATCTAATTGTCTTTTCTCTTTTTGTATTCTTCTCAAAAATGCATAGTAGATAATTTGAGTAAAATATGCAAAAGGATTGGATGATTTTTCTGGATCAAAATTATCAATATATTGAATACAGTTTTCAACACCATCAGAAATCATTTCATCTCTGAACATGTAGTTAATAAAATTTGGTTTATAAGAAAGATGAGTTGCAATTTTAATAAAACAAGATCCAATATAAGAAGAGACTTGGGGTTTTGGAGCTTCAGATTCTTTAGCTATTCTAACTGCGGTTTTATATTCAACTAAAGCAATTAAAAATTCTTTATTATTTACATAATGTTCTTTTTGTTTTGGCATGACGGTATTTTATTTTTGAAAGTATAACACATAATAAAAGCCTTGACAAGGTGTTGAATTTAATCTAGAATAACTCTGCTAAGGTTCAGAAGAAATAGATTTTGATTTAAAGAGCTTTTCTAATTTTTCTCTTGTTTGATCAACGTTACCAATTAAACCAAGTTCTTCTGTTAAAGGAATTCTATTGTTTTGATTATGTAAGATTTCTAATTGACCATATTTTGATATAAATCTATTATACAAAATTCGTATTTCACTACTTTTAACTTTTGATAGTGTAATAACTTTGTCAAAATTAATAATGTGAATATAATCATCTGAAAATTTCATCCAGTGATTAAATTTCAATCCTTGTTTTCTATTAGTTTTTACTTCGTTAAGTGTTAGTGGGTGATTTAAAATTAAAAGTTTTACATCATCTTCTTCTAATTCAGAAGTCATTGATACAATTTCTTCACCAGAAACTAATTTTATTAAAGCTAAAAATTCTTCTTCTTGCATATTACATTTTTATTTGAATAATTTCATAATTAAAGTTTTCTTCGTTATACGTTTTTATTCTTTCTATTAAATGATTTAACGTATAATTTTTTCTTGACTTTGAACTAAAATCATCAGCTATATCATAAAGAGTTGCATTATTTTTAGTTTGAGATTTTCTTAAGACTCTACCAATTGACTGAAGATTTCTTATTTTGATTTACTTGGACTTGCAAAAATTACATTATGTAAATTTTTAATATTAATACCAGTACTAAATGTTCCGTACGATGCTACAATTATAGCATTTTTTTCAGTTTCAGTAATATATCTCACTCTTTCTCTGTCTTCGGTTTCTATTCCACCGTGTATGAAAAATATTTGTCTATTCTTATCATTACACTTTTTATTTATTAGTTCAAACAAAATTTTTCCATGACTTTCAACTCTAGAATATAAAATAAGAGTATTTCCATTTAAATCTAAAGATAAATTTTTTATGAAATTATTTCTCTTCTCATGAGATATAATGGTTTGAACTTCTTCTTCAAAATTTTCAAATTTTTCTGATTGATGTTTTAAAAGTAAAATTTTTATATCTAGTTTTGCTAAATGGCCTTTCTCCATCAATTCTTCTGTACGAATAATTTTATATGATGGTCCAAATAATCCCTCTAAGACCCATTTATGCGTCTGTGTGCCGTCTAAAGTACCAGTAAACCCAAATCTATACTTAGCTTGGTGTAACTTGGTCATAATCGATACTAAAGATTTTGATTTAAATTGGTGAGCTTCATCTCCTATTACACAATTAAATCTTTCAAAATATTTTTTAGGCAATTTATATATTGATTGCCATGTTGTTATGATAACTTGACTATTAGTTTCTCTTTCTCTTCCCGCATAAATTTTGTGACAAAAAGATCCAACATCCCATCCATAATCTTCAAAATCTTTATACATTTGTTCTACTAAAGAAGTAGTTGGAACAACAATAAGTATATTATTTCCTTTCTCTACAAAATATCTCGTAACACTATAAATCATTAAAGACTTACCTGAAGCTGTAGGTGATATTAAAAGTCTTCGATTGTGTTTTAATGCATCATATACTCCTTGTATTTGATAGTCTCTAGGTGTATATGAAGTTATTGATGTTATATAATCTTTAACACCTTCATATGAAATCATTTCATTTGATTCAAAAGGTGTTCCATAAAATTTATTATCTAAAAATTCATATTCATATTCATATCTTTTACAAAAACTAATTATTTTATCTAAAAGTCCAACGTAAATTTCTTGAGTTTGAATATTAAATAATCTTATTTTTCCATCCCAATATTTTGATCTATATTGAGGCATAAATTTTGCACCAGGAACATCAAATGTAAAATGATCTTGAAGTTCATAATACACATGAGGTTCCGATTCTATTTTTAAGAATACTTCATTTTTCTTGCCAATAGTTAAACATGTCATTAACTGAACCCCGCTTGAAATTTTTGCCACTCGATGGCATTTTTTATTTGATATGTCCGTCCATTAAGATTTTTAATAATTTCTTCTAGGAATGACAACATAGTGTCGTAATATTTAATTTTTAAATCAATTTGTGATAATTTTTTATCAGCTTCCAAATATTGTTTTAGAGCTTCTTTATCTCTCACTTTATATGGAAAAGGTTCTTCAATATAAATCTCAGCAGGAGCTTTACCGGTATAATAATTATATCTTTGTAATTTAATTTCTGAATAATCAAACCTTGATTTTTCTCTCAAAAGTTTAGTATTATTGTAGATATTATAATATTTTGAATGAAGTCCTGGAATCTTTAAAGACTCTAAATGCAAATTGTCTGGATCTAATTTAGAATCTTTTTCCCATTGAGATTGGATTTCTTCAATATTCATTGCCATTTAAATCAACTATCTTAAAGATAGTATACCTGAAAGTTACTTCAGCTGTAAAGTATGTGGTATCGTTTTCTGAAGCATCAAAATTTAAAGTTGATAATGATGTTGGAAATAATTCTTTAAATTTTACAGAAACTTTACTTCTTAGAGAACTATTTAAAATTTGCAAAGTTCCATCAGAATACAAATTAAATGGATCCGCACTTCCACCTCTATTTAAATATTCTCTTTGTTTTTTCAAATCAGTAAATTGATCCATATTATCTGGATAACCGAGTCCAATTAACCATTTGTATATTTGAAGATAATTTTCCATATCTTCATCTACCAAAAATCTTACATTTAAATCATCATATTGAATTTTATCTCCCGGAAGATCGATATCTTTAAAAGGAGTTGGTTGTGTTGCCGTACCCATAGAAATTCCTGGGATGTTGGCTGACTGTGCAAAAAAATCTACTTTATTGCACCTATCTAAAATTAATTTAAAACCTACCGGAGATAATAAATTTCGATTTGATATTTGTTCTAATGTCATGATATAAAAAAGATCTTTTTATATATTTATTTGCATAAAAAAAGACCCCTTTAAGGGGTCTTGATTTAACTCTTGTGAGTATGGATCACATGAGGTTCTTGACGATTGCACGTCTGTAGTAACGGTTGGTGTTAGCCTTGATAGCACCGAGAGCAGCAGTTGTGCCTTCAGCGAATGGGTTAGCAACCATACCGTAACGAGTCTTAAACCCGATTTTTGGCTGGAAGGTGTTCTCACCAACGGCGCGAACCATTTGGAGAGGAACATATGGGCAATAGAAGAGACCAGCGTCATAAGGTGAAGTACCCTTATAACCAACAACGTAGTACTGGTTAGCATCACCAGCGGCAGAACCGAATGGATCGATGTATACTTTGAACTTACCGTTGATTGTACCTGCAAAGAGGTTTCCGGTTGCATCAACCTGAAGGTTAGCGTTAAGAGCTGGGGTGTAATCAAGTACACCAGCCATTGTTAGAGCAGAAGCGACATCAGCAGAAGTGATGATGATGTTGCCCTTTCCTCTACGTGTCTCTTGTGCGATTGCGTTAGCATCACGCTCAATCTGGAAGAGTAGTCCTTTGAACTTCTCAACAGACCAACGACCGTTAGAGTCAATATCTAGGTCAAACTGACCAGCAGTTGAAACATTTGCTTGAGCGCCAGGACGTGCAGTTTTATAGATTGTACGAACGACTTCACGGTTAATTTCAGCAAGAATCTCGCTTGAGAGGATGTTCGCAAGCTCTGATTCAGCGGAAAGTCCGTGAATAGCCTTGAGATCCTGAGCAAGTTCTAGTGAATACTCAGCCTTGAGTGCTCTAGACTTAGCGGTTACAGTGACTTTCTCGATTGAGAATGCCATTTGGTTGAACTGATCACCAGAACCGTCTCCTAGATCCTCAGCATCAGCAGTTGACATACCCTGACCAACGTTGTAAGCAGCGCCAGATCCACCGGCAGCGCCTAGAACGGATGGGTTTGAACCTGCTTGACTAGTTGTGCTGAAACCAACAGAAGCATCGCTGTCTGCACCACCAGTGTAGTCGCCTTGAGTAGCGCCACCACCATCGTTTTGTGCGGCAAATGCGGAATCTGCTTCGTTGAATAGAGCTTCGGAACCAGACTGGTTCTGATAACGAGCACGCATTGCAAAGATGAGTCCGGTAGGACCATTCATTGGTTGAACACCGGCAACATCATAAGCAATGAGGTTAGGCATTGAACGTCTGATCAAGGAGATCAAGACGGGATCAAAGTTATCGATGGAAGATCCAGTTGCGTTGGTTGGTGCTTCGGAAAGCATTGAACCACCTTCTTGGAAAGCGCGACTTTCTTTCTGGAATCTTTCTTGGTTTTCTAGAAGAGCAGCAGTAACTGCACGTCTGTGAGGATCGGTAATGGCTTCTGCACCTTGATAATCAAGAAGAGGAGCCCACTTTTCCTGTAAGTATTGAGAATCTGACATTTCTTTAGTGGGAATTAGTTTTTAGATGTGAGTTGAAGAGCTCTGAGATATGCTTCCATTGAACCAGCAGGGGCATCAATGATAGCATCTTCAGAAATCATTTGTTGAGGCTCAGAGTCAACTGACGCTGACTTAGCAGGGAAATATGACTCTTTTAGAGTCTCTAGTTTTTCACGATAGCTTTCTTCACTCTCAAACTCAACACCCTCAGCAAGAGAAGCAAGTTTTTCCTTTTGAGTCTGTGCTAGTCCTTCGCAAACATCAACAAGGATGTTATCTGCAACAGAATCGCCTAGTCTCTTGTTTAAGGAAATGTTTCTCTCAATTTGCTCGTTGAGCTTGGACTCCATTTCATCAAGTTTTTCTACCATATTTTCTACAACATCATATTTATCTTCAGGGATTGATACATAATGTTCTTCAAAAAGTCCTCTCATTCCAGAAAGGAATGATTCGGTCATTTCGGACTTAAGTCCATGTTCAATAGCAATGGAATTTTCTTCCATCCATTCTTGTGCAACATACTCAAGATAGGAATCAACTCTTTCTACGAGTTCTTCCTTATATGTTGAAAGTTCTTCTACTAGTTTTTCTTCGAATTTAGCATCGAGATTTTCTGAAATCTCTGCAACTTTTGCAGCAATTGCAGCTTCAAAAATTGTTTTTGCTTTTTCTTGGAACTCTTCGGAAAGTTCTTCTCCGGAAAGAAGTGCTGATAGATCTTCTTCCATATTAAAAGGTTTCTCCTCGGTTGTTTCTTCAGTAACTTCAGACTCAGCAACTACTTCTTCAGAAGTTTCTTCTTCAACTTCTTCAGCAGCCATTCCTTTATTCATGGACTGCATTGGTTCTGCAGCTTTGGCATTTTTAGTAGCAACGTCACGAACTTTCGCAAGTGTTTTAGCTGGATCTTTAAGTTTTGCAGAATCATCATCTGCTTTGTAGTTCTCTGGTGTTGGACCACCTAGATCTTCTACTGCACCCTGACCAGCAACTGAAGAAGAATCAACGCCCTTCATCGGTTCTCCGGGTTTTGCTCCCTTGGTTACGGGATTTTCCATTTCTTGTAGGTTGTTTCCAATAGACATTTCTATCTCCGAGTGAGTTCTCGACTAGTTTTTTCTAAATTTATTTATATATTCAAAGATTTGAAAGAAAATCTTGGAACAGTTTTATCTTATTTTCTTGTAATCTTTTTTGATCTACAAGAGTGTTGATTTGTTTGTATGTTCTTTCTGCAAGTTTTTCACGAATAATTCCTCCATCCATTACCCAATCCTTACCTTCCATAATACCGTCAACAAAAGCATCAGGAGCAGAAGGATCGGAAACAATATCAGCTGCGGTTGCAAGCATAAAATCACTTTCAACTACATTGATACCCTCCTTAGTTTGGCTAAGTGAACCCATTCCTCTGGAAGAAACACCTAGTTTTACACCCTCAGCAATTAAAGATTTGGCAATGTTACCCATAGGTGTATCAAGAATCTTTGCTTTACCAATAAAGTTGGAACCAGATTCTTTTAATGAAATAATTTTGTGTGAAACACGATCAAGATTTACAGTAGGACCATCAGGATGACCCAATTCACCTAGAGCACGACCTTTTTGAACAAAATTTTCATTATATCTTGCAACTTCTTTACGAAGAGTATTCATCGGGTACATTCTTCTATTGCGATTGGTAATATCGCCTTGAAGAAAAATACCTTCAATATACATTGATTTTTTACCGTTGCGATCTTCAACGATAAATTCTACTGACTCTATTTCTTCGGTGATTAGTTTCATTTTAAAAACTTGGTCCTTTATTTGTTATTTATAATTAACGGTTTAATAAATTAAGCACCTTCATATAATACTGTTGCAGATTCACCTGTAAGTGCTCTCGCCCATACATATGCAACACTACCAACATGACTCAAATCCGTTAATGTTTTTTTAGTTTCACCTTCAAATGTTTTATAAATTAGTCCAGGATCTGTTGCTGTTGGAGCTGAATCTGCTGCTGTAAAATTAATTACAATTGGATTGTTACTTTGACACTGAAAGGTAATTGTAGATACATTATCTCCAATTTTTACATACGCACTTGTAGTAACTTCTGTAGATGCTAGTGCCATTATTCTTCTCCTTCATTAGAAATATTTTCTTCTCCACTTTCTTCAGTATTTCCAAAAAGTTGATTAGAAATTTCAGGTTTTCTTTCATCAATTTTTGCAGAACATTTTGCAAAAAGTGTATCTTTAATATAATCAGAAATTTCGGCTGCTGAATCGCCAGAAATAATTCTATCTACTAGTGTTGGATCCATTATTTATGATAATATTTACTTAAGTTATTTATATTTCACCACCTTCGGGTGGTTCTACCATTGAATCATCAATTTCAGGTTCTTGAGGAACATTACCTAACATTCCCATATCACCACCTTCCATTCCCATAGCTTCTGCATTTGGATCTGGTATTTCTCCATCTTTAATTTCCTTTTCAATCTGTTCCTTCATTTCAATTATTTCTTCATCCGTTTGTCGAAGGACTTTTCTCTTAACATAATCATTTGAATAATATTTGCCAATATATGGTTCTATAGATTGGAGTGTATTAATTCTTTCTCCAAGTAATTCAGATTCTTTAAGTTCTGCAAAATGATTATCATATAGAAAATCATATTGAATATGTTCAGACATCGTTTCCCAATCCTTTGGAGTGATAACATTCTTTAGGATTAATTGAGTCTTTAGCATATCATGAAAAAGACGACTAAATCTTTTTCTCAATCTACCAACAAATTTACTAAATTTAACCTCATCACGAAGAATTTCTGATGATCTTCCAAGATTAAATCCGGAATCATTACCTAATCTTGTTTCGGGAACATTTAAAGCTTTATATAATTTTCTTTGGAAGTATTCAATATCGGTGATCTCTCCAAGATTTTGACCACCTGGAAGAGTAGAAATCTCTGTTCCTCTACCACCTTCTCTTCTAGGAAGCCAAAAATCTTCCAACATACTCATAAATTTTTTATCATCACGAACTTCACCTGTATTAGAATCATAAACAATTTTATTTCTATATCTAGACATTACATCACGAAGATACTGTTCCGCTTTAACTTTTGGTAAGTTACCAACATCAATATAAAAAATACGACGTTCTGGAGCTCGTGATAATCTATAAATTACTAGACTATCTTCAATCATCCTTAATTGATTAAGTGATTTAATAGCTTTATGTAAATATGATAAATTTGTTTTTTTATTTCTATCTACCAGTCCTGATGTGCAATGTGAAATTGCATCTTTAGCAATATTTACTTTTTTACCTGCAGAACCATACTTTCCCTGTTCAAGAGTATACTCATAATATTCTTGCATTTCCGATTCAAGTGAATCTACATTTTCTTTTTTTAAAACTTGATTTATAACTTTAGTTCTATCGTTATCTTCTTTCTTCTTCTTAATTAATTTAATATTAAATGGATCAATATATCTTAATTCTTGAATACCTTCTTCAGGCTTTTTAAAATCTATAACTTTATGATAAAAAATTCGTCCATCAATATACCAATTTCTAAAAATTTCATGACAAGATTTATCAAAATTCAAAAGTTTTTTTATTTCTTTAAATTCTTCTCTAATAATTTTTTTAAGTTTATCACTTCCGTTTAAATTTGATAACTCGATTTCAATGGGAGAGTCATCAGTATCCGAAACAATAGCTTCATTTACAATATCTTCAATAGCACTATCACACTCTGGATGAAGTGACATTTCACGATATCTTTTAATTAAATCAAATTCTGTTTTATAAACACCCTCAATATCAACATATTGACCATAGAATCCACTGGTTAGGTAAAAATTTGATTCATCAGCAGAAGAAGGGGGTACAGGCGAAATCCCTTTACCCCCTTTCTTTTTATCATTATCAAAGGAAAAACCAAATAGATTCGACATCTTATAATTTTATATTAGACTTCTTATAGTCTATTTATCATCCAATCAGAGTCTCACCCTGATCGTCCTGAGCTTCCCACCATTGAACTTGTAATTCAACAGTAAATTCTTCAATTGTGTCGGTCGAATCATAACTTAGATCGATCTGTGAAATATTTGTTGGGAATACTCCATAGAATTTGTAAGCTCTTAGTACAGGAATTGTACTTGCAGATGAAACTTCTGCATCATTGTTTACCGGAGCTCTTGCAAGTTGATATACGTATGCATCTTCTTGATAGATGTTAGGATCAACTTCTCCAGAATTATCTCCATGTTTGCTGATGAAATTCATCCATCTTTCAAACGCATTTCTAATTCTGAACTCTTTATCGTTAATAACGGTAATAGTCCAGGTATCGAATGTTCTGTCACCTGCAATTTTAAGAATTCTTCCTCTAAAAGGAACTTCAATTGGTGAAATATTAGAAGCTGGTAATGCAGCAGATTTTACTAGAAATCTTACTTTATCAACTAAATCAGTATCACTTTGTTCTACTGTAGTTGGAAAAGCAAGCTCAACCTCAAAGAGGTTGGGCCTTACTCCACCACCGATCAATCTACTTTTAAAGTTATCTAGGAATCTTCCTGTAGATCCTTGATTGTCGATTTGTGCCATTTTACTTTCTCGTCGTTAAAGTTTACTTAAGTTAAGAATCAACCAACAGTCTCTTCAAAAGCAACACCAGTTGGAGTTGCAATGAATGTTAGTGAAACAAAGTTAATAGATCTAGCAGGTTGGATGAAGATGTCTGCACGGAATTCATTTCTATCGATTACGTCAGCAGTATTGTTTGTTTCATCACAAACAACTTTAAATCCGGCAAGACCTCTCTTTCCTCTAATGTCACGTAGGAATGGTTCGATAATGTTAACAAAATTAGATCTTGTTACTGCATCATTGAACTCAAACAATTGCGACCTTGCAACATTTCCAATAGCATCTTCAAGGAACAGGAACAACTTACGCACGTTAATTCTATCGAAGGCAGAATCAACAGCAAGACCAGTTTTATCTCCGAAGAGAATAGTACCAGATCCTTTAGTTGTAATGATTGGATTAACACTATTTGAATAGAGTCTATCTCTTTCAAGTTTTGTTGGATTGTATGCAAGTTTAATTGCATTGTTCATTGCACCTCTAGAAGCTCCGGCAGGTGAATACCATGGGAAGTTCGTAGCAGCTGTTCTTGCCATCATTCCGGCAACGTCAGCATTAGTTGGTAGATATACAAACGAGTTCGTAAATCTATCATAAGTGTACTTATAACCAGA